GGAGGCACACAGGCACAAAGCCCGATCCCTTCCCCCCTCCGTGCCTTCGTGCCTCCGTGCCTCTGTGCCTTCCTCACCGCCCCCCCTGCATCACCCGCATGTCCTGCACGGTCCGCTCGAGGATCTTCGCCGTGTCGTTGAGTGCGATGGAGATCTGGTGGCTGGTGGCGGTGACGGCGGCCAGGCTGTTGGTGGCGCCGCGGATCTCTTCGACCGCGGCGGTGATGGCGGCGGTCTGGCTGGCGGCGACGCTGCGCTGGGCGTGCAGCTCCGGGCCGACGATGATCTTCCAGATGAGCAGCAGGGACACCACGCCGAAGGCGGTGGGCCCGTACAGCCGCATGAACTCGCGGATCATGGTCATGGTGTTGTTCTCCGGGGCGGTGGGGGCGGGGGGCGGGGGGGGCGGGGGGGTGGCACACATGATCGGTTCCCGTCCGTGGGTGTTATCGTGGTTTCCCGGTGGTCCGCGGGGCGCGTCCTCCGGGCGTGTTGGCGAACATGCACAGCAGCACGATCACCCCGAGCAGAAACAGCATCAGGTCCGCGCCCATGGTGTCCTCCGCCCCCCCACTGTCCCGGATGCCCAGTCCGATTCAGACCGCCGCGAGCAGGAAGCCCACGGCCCGGCGGATGACGTTGCCGATGAGGCGCCGCGCCTCGTTGTCGGCGCGGAATCCCACGACGGCGGCCTCGGACTGCAGCGTGTTGAGCACGTGCCTGAGGTCCCGCTCGTGGGTGTCGCGGTTGGCGGGGTCGGAGAGCATGAGTGCGGTCAGCTCGCCCGCGCGGGTGAGCGACCGCTCGACGATGGGCCGCTGATCGGCCCGCACGCGTTCGATGAACGCGGCGCCCGAACCCTTCCACTCGGCCAAGATTTCGTCTACAAAGTTCTGCATGGTCGTGTCCCTTCGTTCCTACAAGCCGCGACTGCAAGGGAGCGGCCCACGGGCGCAGCCCGTGCAAAGCCAGCCACGCCGCGAAGCGGCGATCATCCCCTGATGCCTGATGCCTGATGCCTACCTTCCCGCCCCACCCTTGGCCTCTTCCACCGCACGGCGGAACGAGTCGAGGTTCTGGAGCCGGTCGGTCTTCTGCTCGGGGTTGAGGGTGGGGTCGGCCTGGACGTAGGCCTGGTACTCCGGCCCGACGGTGGTGTTGGCGAAGGTGTCGGCCGAGGCGACGAAGGCGGTGTTGGCCCCGCACCCGATGAGCCCGGCGGCCAGCGCCGCCGAACCGGCCCCGACGGTCGCCGCGATGAGATCCCGTTTGGTGATGACTTTCATGGTCGTGTTCCTTTGTGTTCAACCAGCCCGCCGCTCCGCGGCGCTGCACCCCTGATCCCTAGTCCCTGATCCCTGATCCCTTCCCGCCGCCCACGCCAGTGGGCGCCTTCTCCGTCACAAACCCGCTCCGCACCGAGTCCACCACGTAGTTGAGGCTGGCCCCGTTCATTAGCACGAACCGCGCCACGGGCGTCCCCATGGGCTTGACCCCGTCGCCCAGGTGCATGGCCTTCTTGAGCACCAGGTACACCTCGCCGTCTTCGGTGGCGATCAGGGGCGTGCCCAGCTCGCGGACTTCGGCGGCGGCGTCGTTGAGCTGCTGGCGTGCGTCCTTGAGGGCGCGGTCGACGGACGCCTTGGCGCGGGTGGCCTCGGCGGCCTTCTCCTCGGCGGCCTTGGCGCGTTCGCGCAGGGTGGCGTTCTCGTTGCGGGTGTTGACCAGCTCGGTGCGGAGCTTGTCGTGCTCGGCCTTGTCGATGGTCACGGTGGTGTCCTTCGGCTTGGCCGGGGCCTTGTTGGGGTTGGTCGGCACGGTGTGTCCTTTCGTGCGGGGTGGTTTGATGATCAAGCCAAGGTCCGGCGGTTTCCCGCACGGACCCGGGCGGACACGCTCGTATCGCGTGCCCGGCGGGGTGGGTTTAGGTCGTGATGTTGCTCAGCAGCCATCCCAGCGTGGGCATGGTGATCTTCTCGTGCGTCTCGTGACGCACGCGGACGATCGTGCGGCGCTGGGCTTCCTCGCGGTAGGACTCGATCAGCCCGCCGAGCACCGAGCCGTCCTCGGTCCAGTGGAAGGTCTTGCACAGGCTGGGGGCCTCGATGTCGGGCGACTCGTCGATGTAGGCCAGCAGGGCGTACTCGTCGGACCAGATGGACGCGATGGACGCGGCCAGGCCCTTGTTGGCGGTGTTGGTGGCCATGCCGCCCACGAGCACCTTCTGGATGTCGAAGACCTGGGCGAGCTTCTCGGCGTTGATGTCGGTGGCCAGCGAGCGGTCGCCGGCGCCCAGCGAGCTGATGCGGCTGACGATCTGGGCGCAGTTGCGCAGGTTGCGGAAGGGCTTGCGGCCCATGATCAGCCGGTTGGGCCACAGGCCGGTCTTGTTGTAGAACGCCTGGGCGGCCAGCTCCACGTCGGTGACCGGCGTGGCGTTGGCGAAGTCGTCCCATTCGTTGGTCACGCCGGTGGTCTGGCCGGAGAAGGTGCCGGCGTTGAACAGCAGGTCGGCCACCCGCTTCTCGGCGGCCATGGCGATCTGCAGCCGCTTGCGCCGGACCTGGATCAGCTCGGCGTCGAAGAAGTTGGCGTAGCGCTTGGCGTCGCGGTCGTCGACGATGCCCTCCAGGCCGTGCTCGACGGTGGAGAACTGGTCCATCTCGAAGTCGAAGTCATCGCGGCTGTAGTTCCCGTTGCTCATGCGCTGGGTTTTCTGCTGCTGCAGATAGGTTTCGATGGGGATCTTGGCGAACTGGTCGGCCTGCACGCCGACGTTGACGATCGGGCACGCCTCGTAGGCGATCAGCCCGAGGCTGGCCATCTCGGCGGGAAACTCCTCCATCGCCCCGGCCAGATCGGGCCGCAGCGTGAGGACGGTGTTGGTGGGTTGCGGCATGACAATGTCTCCTCACGCCGCGACGCGGCGCGTGGTTGGTGGTGTGTGTGTCTGTTTCTACAAGCCGCGACTGCCAGGGAGCGGCCGCGGCGAAGCCGTGCAAAGCAAGACCGCGGCGAAGCCGCGCTCCTCCCCCGGTGGCAAATGGCTGGTGGCTGTTCCCTACGCCGGGATCAATCCAGCAGCACCGGAATAATCGCCCCCGCCCCGCTGGCCGCCTGCACGGCCTTGCCGATGCGCAGCGCGCCGGTGGCGTTGTCGTCGACCAGGCCGTTGGCGCGTCCGTAGACCACGGCGCCGTCGACGATGGCGGCCTCGGCCTCCAGCTGAACGATGCCGCCGCGGTTCTTGAGCCACACCGTGACCAGCTCGCCGATGGCGGCGCTGTTCAGGGCCACGCCGTCGGCGGCGGCGTTGAGTGCGGTGTGGGCGCAGGCGTCGCCGGCGGCGACGGTCACGAGCCGGTTGCGCGTCACCGCCGCGGAGGCGGTGAAGGTCCGGGTATTTCCTTCAATCGAAAACATGGTCAGATCTCCTCACGCCCAGGGCGTGCGGTTGATGGTGTTCCGAACGTTCCTCGGAGCGGGGGGCTTCCAGCCCCCCGTCCTCCCCCAATCCCCAATCCCTGATCCCCAATCCCTTCCGGGCCTTACTCCGCCCGCCCCGCGTTCACCTCATCGAGGTACGCCTGGTGCAGCTCGGGGTTGGATCGGACCACCGCCGCCACGGCGTCGCTCCGCTTCTTGCCGGTCTCCATCACGGCGGACACCGCCGCGTTCCACCGCTGCACGGCGTTGCCGGCGGGGGGCCCGCCGCGGTTGCCGCCCTTGACCGGCGCCCGTCCCGCGCTGTACGGCGCGGTCTGCTTGCCGGTGGCGTCGTCGGTGGCGCTCTTCTCGCTCAGCGCCTTGAACTGCTTGAGGATGGCGCTCTGCACGCGGGCCTGGGCGGCGGAGACGGACACGCCCTCGCGCTGCATGGCCACGATCAGGGTGTCGCGGTCGGGCAGCTCGTGCGGCACGACCTCCTCCAACTGGGCGAAGGACGCGGGCGATCCGCTCCGCTTGGACGCGGGCGGGGGGGTCTCCTCCTCGTTGGTCTCGGAGGCCGGGGCCTCTTCCTCCTCGGGGATCATGGACTTGATCTTGGACAGGGTGTCCTCATCAAAGCCGCCCTCGCTGGCGATGGTGTCGTACAGCTCGTCGGCGGTCATGGCTTTCGGCACGCCGCCCTTGTTCTGGGTCGCAGTCATGCGGCCTCCCTTGATACGGCGGGCGGCGACGCCCGCGGGTTTGACGGCGGCGGGCGACACGCCCCCCACCGGATTGGAAACCAGTTTGGTGATCCGTTCGTAAAACGCTTCCTCGGTCTCGACCACGTCGACCAGCCCGAGGGCCTTGGCCTCGTCGGCGAAGAACTCCCCGCCCTCCCACGACGCCACCGTGCCCGCGTCGATGCCGCGGCCCTCGGCCACCAGGGCGAAGAAGTCCGCCCCGCACCGGTCGACGATGGCCTGCATGTGGGCCTGCACGTCGTCGCCCAGCGGCTGGCCGGGCGCGTTGTGGATTTTCTTGCTGCCGCTGGACACCGCCAGGAAGCGGACCCCGTCGGCGGCCAGGGCGGCGCTCTCGTCGACCATCCACATGATCGACCCGATCGAGCCGACCATGGTCCCCGGGCTCATGCTCAGCTCGGTGCCCAGGCAGGCGATGGCGTAGCCCAGGCTGAAGGTCTCGTGCATCCGCACGTACACCGGCTTGACGGCCTTGGCCCGCCGCACGGCGTCGGCCAGGTCGGCCATGGCCATGGATTCGCCGCCCGGGGAATGGATGTCGATCACGATGGCCTTGGCCCGGGTGTCGTTGCGGAAGCGGGCCAGGGCGTGGATGATGCCCGAGGCCGACCCCCCGCCGCAGTAGCAGGCGAAGGCCGAGGTGGAATACCAGATCGGCCCGTCCACCTGGACGACGCCCAGGCCCCCCGCCAGGAACGACCCGCCCCCCTCGTACTCGGCCTTTTCCAGGACGGCGCCGGGCAGGTTGAGCGGGCGGGACGGCGAGCGGCGGGCGGCGGACGTGGGCACGCCCGCGCGGACCGCGGCCTCGGCCACGCTGCGCAGTTCCACGGCGGCGCTGGGCCGGATGAGCATGGGCACGCGGTTCACGGTTGCATCTCCGTCTCATCCACCGCGGTGGTGATGGTCTCGGTGCGGCTGGTGGGCTTGGTGGTCTGGATCCCCAGCTCCCGCTCCCGCACCAACTCGCGGCCCCGGGCCGTGTAGAAGTCGTCGATGCCCATGCCGTCGTTGACGCGGTCCACCGCGTCCTCGCGGGTCATCACCTCGCCGGCCACGGCGTTGACCACGGCGGTGACCTCGGTGTTCAGGTCCAGCGTGGGGATGCCGGGCAGCTTGAACTGCACGCGGTCCCAGCCTTCGACGAAGGGCAGGTCGCCGTCGCGCAGGGCCATGGCCAGCCGCCAGCGGACGATGGGGGCCAGCACGCTGTTCTTCAGCCACGCCTGCTCTTTCCGCACGCCCATCCAGGCGGACACGATGGCCGAGCGGCTGGCGGCGTAGTTGCGGGTGTAGTAGTAGAACGCCAGCTCCAGCGGCACGCCCGCGCGGGCGGCGATCACCTGGAGTTCGGTCCACACCATGCGGTCGTACTGGTTGCCCGGCTGGCCGGGGTTGACGGTCTCGATGCTCTCGCCGGGCCGCAGGTCGGCGATCATGCCGGGTCGCAGCATCAGCTCGCCGTGGTCGCGGGCGATGCGGATGTTGCCGTCGTCCTCGCCGTGCCCGTCCCCGCTGAGCCCGGTGCCCCGCAGCCCGTAGTCGAGCACGCTGGCCTCGGGGTGTTCGCTCTTGACGAACACGCCCAGCATGGCGGCCATCTCGGCCGACTTGGTCACGGCCTCGTGCAGCCGGTCGAGGTCCTCGATGCGGTCGATGAGGGCGGCCAGCGTCGGCTCGCAGCGGCGCTGCCCGGGCCGGCGTCCGCGGGGGTTGCCCACGTAGAGCGCGTCGCGGGCGTCGACGAACTCCCGCTCGCTGCCCAGCATGTCGCCCCGGGGGTTCCACGCGGCCACGTGGTAGCCCAGCACGGCGCCGGTGTCGTCGAGCTGCACGCCGCCGACCATGGTGTCGGTGTCCAGCGCGTTGCGCGGGTTGCGGACGCGGACCCCGTCGATCCACTGGCAGCTGCCGTTCTCGAGCAGCACCACCAGCCCGTCGCCGGACTGCATGGCGTTCTCGACCACGAAGGCCGCGAACTGGTCGAAGCTGAGCACGCCCTCGTGGTCGAAACCGGTCTGCCCCCACCGCTCGAGGTACTCGGCGGCCCGCCCGTTCCAGTCATCGCTGGCGGACATGAGCCGCAGCCCGGGCTTGGCCCCGGCCACGATCTCGCCCTTGCGTTCGGTGAGGATCCCGGCGATCGGATTGTTCCGCCGCAGGTCCTCGGCGAACTCGACGAGCTTGTCGCGCGTGACCTGGTCGCGGTGCGCGTTGGCGCTGGCCAGCCGCGCCACCCGCCGGTCGCGCAGCCGCCCCCGCTCGCTGGCCCTAAACGACCCCGCCAGGCTCAACGCCCGCGACGCCCGCTCGTTGGCCCGCCGCGAAGCCCGCGCCTCGACCGCCTGCCGCAAACTGTAACTTTTCCCGGTCATGGTTGTGTTTAGAAGGGATCAGGGATCAGGGATTGGGCATCAGGGCCGGAGGGAACGCGGGGCCAAATAGCCCCGAACGCAAGTGAGGGGATGGTCTTCGTACAGCCAGCCACGCGGCGAAGCCGCGCTCCTCCCCCAATCCCTAATCCCTGATCCCCAATCCCTTCCCCAGCGGGCTCCGCCCGCTACATGAACCTCACCCGCCGCAACCCACCCCGCCCCTGCCGCGCCGCGATCACCACGAGCCGCTCCCGCTCGGCCCGCAGGTCCGCGATCATCTGGTTGATCGACGCCGAATCCCGCGACGACGCCCCCTTGGTGACGTTCGCGGTCACCGCGTCCGACAGCTCGGTCAGGTGCAGGTCCAGCTTGACCAGCTGCGCCGCCGCCCCCGATTCCTGCCGCCATCCTGAATGGTTCCAGTTGGGCATGGTGGTTCTTTCTCAGGCACGAAGGCACGAAGGCACAAAGGCACGAAGCGAAGACCGGGATGCATACAAGCCGCGACTGCAAGGGAGCGGCCCACGGGCGCAGCCCGTGCAAAGCACGACGCCGCGAAGCGGCCATCCTTTCCCCCCTTCGTGCCTTCGTGCCTCCGTGCCTCCGTGCCTTCCCCGCCCCTACATCCCCATCTGCCCACGCACCCGCCGCTCCGCCGCCGGCCGCGCGGCCATCGTCTCGCGGGTCACCTGGTCGATCTTGTAGATCCGCTCGGCGATGTGCCCCATCTTGCACACGTCGAAGAAGTCGTTGGGCCGGTGCTTCTGCAGCTTGCGCCACACCGAGCGGGCCCGCCCGCGTCCGTCGGGCCCGGTCAGCCCGGAGCCGGCGCCGATCCGCAGGCGTTGCACGTTGGCGATCTCGGCCAGCACGGCCTCGCCGTTCTCCCAGCCTTCGAGGTCGGGCAGGGCGAACCGCACGGGGGTCAGGTCCTCGGCGTCGAGGTCTTCGACGTCGTGCAGCTCGCCGGTGCCGGTGTCGGTGCGGGCCATGGCCCGCGACACGAACAGGGTGGATAGGTAGTCGTCGGCGAAGTGGATCAGTTCCACGGGGTCCGGCCGGGCCTCGCGGCGGCCGTCGGGCAGGTTCTTGTCGGTCACGGTGGCCCGCCAGACGCTGCGTCCGTTGCCGTCGCGGTCGGTGCCCTTGACGGGCCAGGCGGGCATCTGGGCCCGGCGCAGCCGCCGCACGAGCTGGTAGACCTCTTCGGTGAAGTGGGCCGAGTCGATGAACGCGGCCAGCGGCCGGACGCGCTGGGCCGAGCGGACGCGGTTGAGTTCCAGGTCCGCCAGGGCGTCGAGGATGGCGGGCTCTTCGAGCAGCCGTTCGTGGTCGCGTTCGACCACCCGGGTGTAGCACAGGGCCTGCTGGCGGGCCTCGGGCCCGAAGGCCAGCACGCCCAGTTTGATGCAGTTCTTCTGGACGTCGACGATCGTGAACGACCCGATGGCCCAGTCGGGCACCTCGCCGTGCCGGTGGCCGGGCGGGGCGGGGATGCACAGCTCGCGGAGCCGGGTGATCTCGAGCCGTTCGGCCTGGGCGCTGGGCGGCTGCCCGAGCCGTTCCTTGCACCAGGTGGGGTCGGGCTGTCCCTTGGCCCGCACGAAGTCGGCCACGGTCCCGCGCCATCCCTGGGCGTCGATCAGGCTGACCAGGCTGTTGGAGCGGAACGCGTGGTTAGGCCCGCGGTTGCGCGTGCCCACGATGCGGATGCCCATCCGCCCCCGCAGCGCCGCGGCGTCCGCGGCGTCCATCCCCTGATCCCGCAACCGCCGATCCGGCTCCTGCCGCTCATCCCGAAAAAAGTCGCTGGTCAGCGTGCCCGCCATCGGCGGCGGGTCGGAAGGAGTCGGAGGTACGCAGAGGTGCAGAGGAGGCCGCGCAGAGGACGCAGAGAAGGATGATGGGTTCAGATCCGGACCACAAAGTTCCCCCTCTGCGGCCTCTGCGTCTTCACCTCTGCACCTCTGCGTACCTCCGCTTTCTCTGTCCAGCCATCGCAGAATCGCCCCATCGCTCTCGACGTCCTCGTCCTGCGTCACCCACAGCCCGTTGCGCACCATCCACGGCTTGAAGTGTTCGCGGATGCGGAGGGTTTCGCCGGGCTGGGCGAAGGGCGAGATGGCGTAGCAGGTGGCGGCGGCGGCGGCCGGCGTGGTGTTGAGCCCGCCGAACCATCCGAGCTGGCTGAACTCCCAGAGCTCGAAGAACCGCCCGGTGAACGGGCAGGGCACCAGGAAGCGCCAGCGCACGTCGGCGTTCTCGTACTCGGCGATGATGCCTTCGCGGTCCTCGGGGGTGGATCCTTTGAGCAGCTTGCGGTCGGGGAAGGTGGTCTGGCGTGAGCGGCACTGGGCGAGCGTGTCGTTGCCGGCGTTGTCGAAGGCGTCGATCTCGTCGGCGGCGATGGGCCCGATGGGGTCGCCGCGGAGGGCGTCGGCGGACTTGGAGTAGCCGAAGAAGATCGGCACGTTGCCGATGTTCAGTTCGCGCTGGGTCAGGTCGTGGGCGCGGCTGACCATGCGGGCGGTCATGTCGCAGGCGCGGACGGCCGGCAGGATGCGGCGGCGGTTGACGTCCACGCCCTTGTCGGCGGTGGGATACACGACCAGGGCGGCCTGGCGTTCCTCGGCGATGAGGTACAGCAGCCAGTTGACCAGCATGCCGTCGGTGTAGCCGATCTGGGCGGACTTCCAGTAGGCGAGTTCCTGGACCTCGGGATCCTGCAGCCGCCGCATGGGCTCGCGCAGATAGGGCGTGTTGTCGGTCTCCCACCGTCCCGCGCGGGCGGCCCCGGTGCCCTCACTGGCCAGCACCCGGTGCTTATCGCACCACTTGTCCAGCGGCAACGCCTCCCGCGGCGTCCAAATCTCCCGCGTCAGCTCGTCGAGCAACGCGACGGGATCGGCATAGCAGGAAGGCATTGGGCGAAGAAGGCATTAGGGATCAGGGATTGGGCATCAGGCCGGAAAAGAAGCCACGCGGCGAAGCCGCGCTCCTCCCCCAATCCCTCATCCCCAATCCCTAATCCCTTCCCCCCGCAATCCGCTCTCCAACCCCCCGCACCTCATCCGCGATCACCGCCCGCACGCGTGCGGTCAGTTCGCCCGGCGGGGCCAGGGCTTCGCGGACGCGGTCGAGGATGGGGCCGGTGGTCCCGGCCGCGTGCAGGTCGGCCACGAGCCGGTCGACGGTTTCGGGGCTGACCCAGGCGATCTGGGCGACGCGGTCGGCGACGCGTCCGGGCAGGGCGTTGATCTGGGTGGACACGGCCCGTTGCTTGTCGCCCCAGGCTTTGAGGGCGGCGTCGGCCTCGATCAGCTTGCCGGCCTCGATGGCGTGCTTGCGTTCGAGGGCCTGGACTTTGAGGGTGGTCTCGAGCAGGTCGAGGCTGGCGGGCGTGATGCCCAGGGCGGCCCCGTGGTGCAGCAGGATGCGGAGCTCGTCGGGCGTGCAGTTGAGCAAGCGGGTGACGTCGACGGCGTCGACGGGCCGGAGTCCCTGTTTGGCCCGTTCGCGGATGCGTTCGATGGTGTCGGCGTGGTCGGCGGCTTCGCGGAAGGCGGCGGCGGGCTTGGGGGCGGCCTTGCGTCGCCCGGCCTTGCGTCGTCGTCCGCCGTGGGTGGACTGTTTTCGGTTGGCCAGGAACTCTTTGACGGCGACGTCGGGGTCGAAGACGAACTGCCCGGCGGTATCGCGTTCGGCGGTGAGCCGTCCGTCGGCGGCGTAGTTGCGGATGGTCTGGGTGGTGGGCGCGTGGTTGGCGACAAACGCTTCCAGCTCGGGCCCTTTGAGCCCCCTTGCCCGCCCGTCCTCGCGCGCGACCAACCCCGCCAGCTCTTTCGATCCGACGCGCCCCCCCCCGGGGTCCAGCCGAAAATCACTCATTCATCCCGTCCCAGCCGCGTGCGTCAGCACGCGGACTCCCTCCCCATCATCGACCACTTCCCCCATGGTCACCCGCCGTTTCACCCAATCATCATACGCCGTCTTGAACTCCGCGATCAGCCGTTGCACGCAGCTGCGTGGCACGCCGGTCTCGGCCTCGACCTCGCGGACGCCGCGGCCCTCGAAGTGCCCCAGCACGATCGCGTGAAACCTCCGCGGGTCGCCCCGGGTGTACCCGTCGATCCAGGTGATTTCCTGCTCACTCAACTGCCCAATCGTCCGCGCCATCCTGGCTCCGATATGTCCCTCTATAGACTGCCATGTTTGTCCCGGATCGCGGGACACGGACGGATCCGGAGGTACGCAGAGGTGCAGAGGCGGACCGCAGAGGCCGCAGAGAAAAAACCTGTGTTCCGGATCCGACCGCCCCCACCGTCTTTCTGCCTTCCTCTGCGTCCTCTGCGTGATCTCTGCACCTCTGCGTACCTCTTCACTTCCTCCCTGACCCCGCCCCCAGCAACCGGTTCGCCTCCCGCTCGAGCCGCATTTCTTCGGGCGTCATGCCCGACCGGCACCGCCGCTGCACGCGTTGGCGGGCCTCGTTGGCCCCCATCCCCGCCAGCCACCCCGCCCGGGCCAGCTCGCCCTCGGAGTACACCACGGCCTCGGCCCGGGGGTAGCGCGTCCGCCATCCCAGGTCGATGCCCAGGGCCTGCTGCAGCCGGGCCGCGGTCTGGGCGGCGGTGTCGAACATCGAGTCGTAGGGCATGCCGCGGCTGGTCACCTGGCTGGGGTGGTAGCGTCGGGGCTTCGTGGGCTTGTGCTCGCCGTAGGCCGCGGCGATCACGCCGGGCTCGGCCAGCATGGAGTTGGCCAGCGTCATGGGTCCGTGGTCGGCGTAGGTCCGCTGCCGCACCAGGTGCGCCACGTCGGCGGGGTCGATGGTCTCGAGCAGCGTGCCGTCGTCGGCGGCGCCGGTCAGCACCACCCGCCCGTTGTCCCGCCAGTGTCTGGGCTCGGGCGCCGCCCGGTACACCCCCCCGTCCCCGCCCTTGGAAGGGACGGAGGATCGGGGCGGGCGTGTCCGGTTGGCGGCGGTCTTTGTCGTCATGCCCGGCTCCCGGGTTCGGAGGTACGCAGAGGTGCAGAGGAAGCCCCGCAGAGGCCGCAGAGCAGATGCTGTGTTCCGGATCCAACCACCGTCTTCCTGCCTTCCTCTGCGCCCTCTGCGTGACCTCTGCACCTCTGCGTACCTCTTCCCGCCCCCCGCGTCAGATCCGCCGCACGACCCGCACCCACGCCCGGAACGCCAGCGTCTCGGGGATCCCCGGCCCGCTGATCTTGACGTCGCACAGCACGGTGCCCAGCGGCCAGGCGTCGGTGTCGGCGGTCAGCACGAAGCGGATCCCGCCGGGCCGCGCCGTCTGCGTGGGCGTGAACTCGTGGATCAGCGCCGCCCCCGGCGCGGCCCGCACCTGGGCGCGGATCACGATCCCGGCCAGGTCCACGTCCGGCTCGGCGGCCAGCACCGGGAACGGCAGCCGGAACCGATCGCCCTGGAAGACGCGCATCCGCAGCAGCGGGATCCCCGGCTCGGGCGTCCAGCCCGCCACGTCCAGCGGGTTCGGATTCCCGCCGCCGGTGGGCGGCGGATCGACGGGCTGCGTGAGGTTGGGCAGGATCAGGTCGACGGCGGGTCCGAAGTCGGTGGACCACAGGTCCTCGGCCGTCTTGGCCGGGTCGCCCCAGAAGATGATCCGCTCGACGCCGGCGGCCTCCCACGCATCGAGCACCTCGAGGTGGTCGGCGGCGGTCATGTCGTCGGCGGGCACGATGGAGGTCTGCAGCCCGCCCGCGCGGTTGTAGGTCCACCACGGCACCACGTCGGCGCCGAACGTGCGGATGCGCTGGACGTTCTTGATCTGGCGGGCCTTGTTGAACAGACGCCCGTCCTGCGCCGCGTCCCCGGTGGATGTGTACCCGCCGGCCAGGGCGTACTTGCTCAGGTCGCCGATGGTCGGCGAGTTGCGCAGGCCGAAGAGCTGGTAGGTCGTGGGAGCCGCGCCCCAGTCGGCCGGCAGCGTCAGCGGGCCGCGGTTCTCGAAGATGCGGTCGGCCAGCAGCGCCGAGGTGCGGTCGGCCAGGGTGCCCACGTCGGGGGAAGACGGCTCGATGCCGTACTCGCAGGCGAATCGGAAGCGGGCGCCGAAGACCTCCCGGCACGCCCGCACCATGCTCCGGTCGATCTGCCAGGCGTGGCAGGTGTCGCGGAACACGCCGAGCTTTTCGGCCACCAGCGTCAGCCCGTCGGCGAAGACCGTGGTGTTGGCGGTGTTCTCGAGCAGCGCCCGGTCGCCGTCGGTCAGCGTGGCGTAGAAGTCGGCCCAGGTCTGCGTGCCGTTGACCAGCTCGGTGTCCCAGCGGGGGTCGGCGCGGATCACGTCGAACACGCGGTGGACGGGCTCGGCCGCGTTGATGCGGGCGAGGATGTAGTTCAGGTTGGGCCCCATGAACTCGCAGTCGTCGTAGATCTCGACGGGCGTGAGGCTGTGCCCCATCGCGGTGTCGATGAAGGCTTTGGCCGATTCCCACAACGCCAGCCACCAGGCGTAGTTGGCCGCGATGCCGTTGGCCGCGTAGCCCGAGCATCCGCGGTTGCGGGCGCTGACCGGCTCGCCCAGGTAGGTCGCGGGCAGCAGGTCGTCGGCGTGGCGTCCGAGCATCTCGAACGGCGTGCGGGCGGTGGTCCAGTTGGCCGACGCCTGGTCCGTGCCCGAGCCTTCGGCGATCGAGAAGCCCCAGCCGTTGGGGTACGGGCAGAAGGGCACGGATCCGTCCATCCGGTTGTCGAACCGGAACTTGACGGCGTGCAGGTAGGCGTTGGCGTACTGCTGGCCCACGCCGGCGGCGGTGTCGGCGAAGGTTCCGTTGCCGACCAGCACGCTGTCGGTCTCGGCCGACCATAGGTAGGCGTTGGTGAACTGGTTGGACGGCAGCCCCACGGTGGTCAGCAGCGGCGCGTAGGCGTTGGGATGGTCATAGAACGCCTGCCGGCGCGCGTTGTTGGAATAGATGACCCGGAAGTCATCCCACCACAGGAACCCGAGGGTGTTGGGCATGCGTGCTTACTCCCCCGGCCGGGCGGGCGTGGGTGCGGGCTGGGCCTGCTGCGTGGCGACGATCTCGACGATGGTGGGCGCCAGCCCCCGCCACGCAGCCACCGCCGCGGCGTGCTCGGTTTCGGCGGCCCGGCGTGCGGCCACGGCGGCGCTCATGCGGGCCCAGGCCATGCGGATCTGCTCGAGCCGGTCGGGCGCGAGCACGGTGAACGCGAACGACGCGTCGGGGCGGGGCGGCCCTTCGGCCGGGATCGGCCCCCACGCCCGCACGGTGTAGTCACCGGGCGAGAGGTCCAGAACCGTGTCCCCAAAGAACTGCCCATAGCCCGGCTCGCCCATGATCAGTTCAACACCCTGCACGGCCGTGATCACGGTCCCGCCGGACCCTTCGATCACCAGCAGCTCGACGCCCGCGGTGGTCAGCCGTCCCTCGGACACCGTCACCACCGGCTCGGCCATCGCCACCGCCGCCACGAGCCCCAGCACCACGATCATCATCCAGTTCTTCATGCCTTGCTCCTGTTCTTGCCCTGATCCCCAATCCCTGATCCCCAATCCCTACTCCCCCGCCTCATCCGATCACCATCGCCCTTCTGCGCCCGATGCTCGGCGCGGGATTGTCCGTCCAGGTGCCCCAAAACGTGGCCTGGTCGTCGGACTGCTCGAACTCCTGAGCTACCCAAGCGGGGGGACGCACAACAGAGTGGTACTGGGCCTCTCCGATGACGCCGGTGAAGTAGTTGCCAACCGTGTTGTGTGCCCGCCCAACCCACACATCCTGAGTCCCAGGCGTCCACGCGCCGGGCACCACGCTCGGTGCTCCCTGATCCGCGGCGTTCAAGTACATTTTGAGATCGGTCGCGTTGTTGAAACTGCCGGCGTAGTGCTTCAGCCCGCCCGCGTAGGTCGCATTTGCGGACTCGCCCGGCTGAATCATCCGGACAACGCCCGAAGCTCCTCTCCGTTGAATACGGAAATCCCATTGACCCAACGCCTGATTCCAGATATGAGAAACGGGCTGGAAATCTGCCCAAACCATCGCGGTCACAAATCCCGCGTCCAACTCGGTCAGATGCGCCCGGCTCAGATACTCACTGGCCGCTTCGTCGAAGGCTGTTGCTCCAGGCCCCTTGCCGCTCGCGCCGCCGACCGAGAGCCCGTTCTGCGGCGTCAGGTCGTATCCATTGGAGGTGCGGTCGCTCGCGTCGGAACTCAGCGGCCAGTAGCCCACCCAGGACCCGTCATACGCCGCGTGCCGCCCATAGGTGTCCCCCGCCGCCACCGCCGCGTTGGCCGCCTTGGGCGGGTAGACGCGCAGCACCTGGGACCCGGTGGTCGCCAGCGTGCCCGACCACTTCACGCGGGCCCAGCCGGTCTCGTTGACGGAATCGAAATCGATCCAGTCGACGGCCAGCTCGGTGCCGTCGCCCTTGGCCGCGCGGCCCCGCGTGCCGTCCGTCGTATCGACGGCCGCCCACCACTCCAGCGGCATGCGCGAGAGATCCACCAGCAGGGTGAAGTCGGTCAGCGCCGCCGTCGGGTTGACGAGCGTGGCGGTGGCGTAGTTGGTCGAGGGAAGGGTCACGTTCGATCAGTCTCCGGAGGGGGCGGTGGGAACCAGCGCACGAAGCTCGGCGGCGACGGTGTCCACGGTGTCGGCCAGGGCGGCGATCTGCCCGCCCAGGAACGCCGCGTCCTCGGCGACGAAGGCGTCGGGCCGCTCGGCGATGAACGCGGACAGGGCCGTCGCCTCCGCCACGATGCTCGAAAACGAGTTGCGCGTCTGCTGCACCGCGCGGCCGATGTTGGTCTGGATGCTCGCCAGCCGCTGGGTGGCATCGGTCTGGTCGGCACGGATTTCCATGGGGGAACGGGGCATCAGGCGGCCTCCTCGGCGTCAAGGGTTACTTCGATCTGGTCCACGGTGCCGGAGACCGACGCGATCTCTAGCCACCAGTGGTTGTCCGCGGGGATCACCGCGTTGTCGAAACTGGTCACGGCCTGGGCCGTGGTGGTCGTGGTGGTAGTGGTGCCGGCGGTGACGACGGCCGTCCCCGCCGCGGACCGGTCGGCGGCGTATCGCAGCGTCCAACCCACGCTGGGCGTGCTCGACCCCACCAGCACGGCGCTGAGCTGCTGAAGTGTCAGGGCCCGCCGCGTAAACCCGCCGATGCGGTCGCCGACCACGGGCTCGGAGATCACGACGGTCTTGCTGCTCCGCACGGTGGGAAGCCGCGCACGGTCGACGGTCCCGCTGACCAACGCCGCGGCGTCGTGCGTGTGCCCCGCCGCCGCGAACGCCGAGCTGGCCTCCACCGCCGCCGTGCCGAGTCCCAGCGTCGTCCGCGCCGCCGCCGCGTCCGCGTCGTCGATCAGCGTCCCCCCGAACGCCGACACCGCCGACGCCAGCAGCCGGTTGCCCAGCGATGTATCGATCCCAGCCAGGTGGGCCGACACCGTCGCCGACCCGGCCGTGTAGTTGGTCGGCGTGATGAACCCGGTCGAGCCGGTGCCGCCGCGGGCGACGGCCAGCGTGCCGCTGGTGATCTGGGTGGCGGAGTGGTTGTGGCTGGTCTGGGCCGCGTCGATCGTCGTCCGCACCGCCGCCGCGTTGGCGTCGTCCAGCAGCGTCGCCGCGAACGCCGAGATCCCGTGCACCCCACTGGTCAGGGCCGCGTGCGTGGCGATCCCGCCCGCCGCCTCGAACGCCGAGCTGGCCTCCACCGCCGCCGTGCCCAGCCCCAGCGTGGTGCGGGCCGCCGCCGCGTCCGCGTCGTCGATCAGCGTCCCCCCGAACGCCGACACCGCCGAGGCGTTCAGCTTGGCGTCCAGCGCCGCCTGCAGGTCCGCCTGGTCCGCCAGCGTCCCGGTGATGGCGCCCCACGACGCCGACCCGCCGGGCAGGCTCGCCCAGGTCCCGTCGCCCCGCAGGAAGGTGCCGCTGTTCGCCGTGCCCGTGCCCAGCCGCGCCACGTCGAACACGCCGCTGATCACCGCGGACGCCGCGTGCGTGTGCACCAACGCGGCCTTGCCGTCGACCTCGGTGTCCAGCGCCGTGATGGCGTCGCCCTGGCTGTTGACCGTCGCCACCAGCGCCGTCACCGTAGCCGCCGCCGCCTTGCCGTCCAGCGCCGCCTGCAGCCCGGTCACGTCCGCGATGGCGTGCGTGTGGACAAGCCCCGCCGCGTCGGTGATCCCGTAGCCCGCCAGCGTGGTGGGGATCCCGGTCAGATCGCCGAACGCCCCGGAGAACAGCGCGACGAACTCCATCGCCGTCGCGCCCGCGTTGACCCGCACGCCCAGCCCCGCCTGCCCCGTGTACGCCGCCGGCGTGTCGGTCAGCTGCAGGAACGTCGTCGCCCCCCCCCCCCCAGACCCGCCCCCTGCGCCCAGCACCAGCACGGTCACGGCGTTGTCCTCGTCCCGCGCGAAGGTCACCTGCTTGAGCGACATCGAGGTCCATCGGAAACTCATGGCGCCACCTCCGCGACGACCCCACGCCTGACCACGATCTCAACCCGCTCGACCGTGTGCGGCCCGCCGGCGTCCGTCGTGATCCCGATATCCGCGAACAGCGTCCCCGGCGCCCACAACGCCGTGACGGCCCCCGCCACCTCACCCCGCACCACAAACCCCCCGTCGCCGTCCGCGTCGACCGAGACCTCGCCGGGATCCTGCGCGTTCAGATCCCGCACCAGCGTCCCGTCCTTCTCGCCGATGACGATGGTGGCCTCGACCGTCTCCGGATCGTCCTCCCCCGCCGCCGCGTCCACGCGCCCCCCGACAATCAACCGATCCCCCGCAAACAGCTCCATCCGGTTGTACACCACATCAGGCATGCCCATTGGCCACCCCCTCCCCTTTTCCCAGTCCCAGCCGCGGGCGTAAGCACGCGGACTCGCCCCGGACCCGGAGGTACGCAGAGCCCGCAGAGACCACGCAGAGAACGCAGAGCAATCCCCTCATCGCGTCCCCCTCCCCTCACACCGCTCGCACCGCACACCATGCCCGTGGTGCCCGTCTTCGACCTGGCCCACGCCTCCGCACGCATCGCACCTGCTCTCGGCCCTGCGTGCAACGAGTCCATGGCCCGACACCCCATCAGGCGAACGGTTCACAGGGTTTCTCGCATTGCTTTCCTGAGCCGCCATCGGCCCATGCACGATCCCCCGCATGATCTCATCCCGCCCATCCTCGGGCAGCTTGATGCGGATCTCCGTCATCTGATCCATCGCCCGCACCCGCCGCGCCAGCTCCCCCACCACCAACCCATCGCACGCCGTCGCCCGCCCCGTCGCCATCCGCGCAATGACCCCGTCCACCGCCTCGAGCAGCTCACCCGTCGGAACCAACCCCAGCTTCTCCAGGTCCATGCCCATCATCGCTTGCCCCCTCGCTTCACCCGCCGCCGCCCCGTCCCACCCTGCCCGCCCGTTCCCTTGACGCGCACCTTTCCCGCCCGCTTCGGCGCCGACTGCACCGGCTCGGCTTCCAGGGCCGCTCGCATAACCGAATCGCCACGCTCCTGCAGATGAATCGTGAACATGGCCGCCGACAGCATGACCGCCTGCATGTGGTTCAAGCCCCACCCCCATTCACAAGCAAGATCTCCGGCGCCGACGACCCCCCCCCCCCCCCCCCCCCGCCCGCGGAACCCCCGTAGTGCGGGTGGCT